AAGTAGTATCACTATATGAAACCAAAGATATATATCCTGAACAAACAACATATGATAATCCACACGCAAGATTCTTTAATGGGGCCAGCGACGAACTACATCGTAGTATGGTTAGACAACAATACGGAGACAAGTAATGGCCGAACAAGAATTAAATATTGGTGGTGTGAAAGTAAAAGCGGGGGGGAAAGTAGGAAAGATATTCCTATACGCAACCGCAGTTGCATCAATCGTAGGAGGGTTGTATGGAGGCTTTGAAGTATATAAAGACTACCAAGACATGAAAGTCAAGATTGAAAGTTATGTCGCTCCTGATCTTTCATCGATGAAAGAGAAAATTGCTGTAATGGAAGAGCAAGTCGTAAGTGCTCAAGGTTATACCAGAGACATCAAAATGGATCTTAAAAAAGATATACAGAGAATTGAGGTGCGAACTGAGTCTACAGAACGTAGAGTTAAAGAAACTCAGCGTTCTGTAGATTCTACATTGCGTGAAGTTGAAATTGTAAGTCGTGAGTCAGAGAAAGATACCCGTGATCGTATGCGCGAAGTTGAGGATCGTATAGATGCTTCTATGGGAAGACTTGAAAAGAAGCTTAAAGAGCAACTAGAAGAAGCACTAACCAATCCATTAAATAATATGAATAAGTAATTAATCTATTGAGATTCCATTGTTGGGAGAATGATTTCTTCTTTTTCTTGTTCGGCAATAGACCTAAGTAGGCCTTCCCATTCTTGAATTCGTAAATCCCAACTATAGAAAGTATTAGTATATAAACGTTGAAATTCTAATTTAGTCTGCATATCATCTTCCCAGAAACCTTCAATTGCAGCATCTAATACTTGATAAAACATATGTGCATGTTGCATCTTATCTTCATCATAAGGATACATTAGAGCAAAGTTAGAAGTAGTCTCAGGCAGAGCAGATAAAGAAGGACATACAATAGCACAACCAGCACTCATAGCTTCAATAGCAGCTAGACAAGAAGTTTCTTGCCAAGTACAAGGATATGCGAAAATATGTGAATTCTCTAATGCTGTACGTACTTCTTGATTTGGCACGGCCCCATGATAAGTAATATTATCATGAGCCCTGCATCGATCAAAGATGGGTTTATACTCTTCGTCTCGCTGTTCCCAACCATATACTTTAAAAGAAGAATACACATCTAGATGAATTCTATCTCCCCATTTCTCAACCATTTTCTCAAAGACAGCAACGAGGATATCAAGACCACGATGAGGAGTGGTATGATAGATGAGGCGTATTGGACCGTCCTTTGGTTTTGTATGATTAGGGATTGGTACAATAGCGTTCCTTAAAACGATTGACTCGTTATAAGGAATACCTAGCATCTTGTGGTAGGTTGCAAACTGCCAATGAGAAACGAAGACGAGTCGCTTGAACCTACTTCTACTTTGGGGATCTTTAAGGTGTTCTGACTCAGGATCTTCCACCAAATCGTGTAGCCAGAGAATAGGAAGTTTATTAGAGTCCAGAGAACGAACCCTAGAAGGGATGATTTGAAACTTATCTCGGATATCAGTGGGCAACCGTTCGTGAAGTGATTTTTGCATCATCTCGGTGCCACCCATAGCGTTAACATTCATTTCATTGCGCTCGATATCATTTGTATCCATGATAATTTTCAATGACATATTTACATCCACCCTAAATTAATTTTGATTCTTCTTCTGAATTATTAGTAAGATCTTTATCTTTCTTCTTAGGAACATATACTTCGTCGATGAAATCTACAATAGGAGTAGGACATACATCACTCTTCTGTGGTACATATATCTCATCAATGAAGTCGCTTTTATTTGATGTTTCTGACATGTTACTTTACCTATAGGTTGTTAAATTTTCCCAAGACTGCAATGAATCCCAACGGAAGGACCTCCAGCCATTGTCTAATTCATATACTGGCAAAACTTCAGCACTCTTCTTATACTCTGCTCCTTTAGGTATATTTATACTAGGAATTAAAGATTCTTTTAGAGTGCATTTCATAGTACGACTCTCGCCATTCGCTTTAGTAAATACAATTACAACTGGGCCTGCTCGCAAAGCAGCACCGATTAGATCACGATTAAATTCTTCTACCATATGTCTCTCCTATCCAAAACTAGTATGATTTTCAATGTAGTCTGCTAGATCATTATAACCACCAATATGTTCTCCATCAAAGAAAATTTGAGGTACAGTCTTAGCTCCAGGCAACCTTTCTTTCAAGTTTTTCTTATGTTCACTACCAATCATAATGTTATACTCTATTAGTTCTTCAAACATACCTGTTTCAATGTAGGTGTTAATCAAAGATTTAGCTTTAGTACAATAACCACAAAAATCTTGAGTAAACATTTCTACTTTTTTCACTTGTCTCCACCTGCAAGACTCATTCGATAAGAGGCCTTGGGATCACCGTATAGGTCATTAGCACGAACACGGACCAGCTTCTTGTTTGTTTCGGCAGTGTTGGGATTAGAGACAGTCACCCAAGGATTTTTTAATGCTCGCCAAGCATCCATAATAGCAGGCATACGATCCAATCGAGTACGATCACTCCTTACCGACTTAGTGACAGAACGGTTAACACTAGGCCGTTCTCCACTTGAAACATAACCACTACTTTTTGCCATTCTATACTCCTATATGTTTTTTAATACGTTCTTGATTTAAAGATCTTAGTTTCTCTTCCCACTTTGCCACATTCTTTCTATAGTATATATCTGCATATACCCAACCAGAATGTAGTAACTTTTCAAACTCGTCTTGTTTAGCCCAATAAATCGAATCGTCGTTATAGGGATCTATAAGTGGGATCATCGATCCAGTTTGGTGCTTGGCGTTTTGTCCATTTTGCAAATCCACTTTTTTCACCAATATAATATCTCCTGTAAGCATCTACATAATGTGAACTTTTATATTTATCAGGCATTGCTTGTACTATGGGTGTCAAATTGCCGACAGGGATGTTATTAGGAACATTGTATAGTATAGACCTAAGTTTATCTTCTGTCAAGTGAATTTTTTTATAACGATAAGTATATTCTTTACACAATTCTTCGAAATGTAGGAACAACCAATTATAATTGTTATTAGACTTTCTGGCCCAAATGGATGAAGGATGATTGATATGTGTTGCTTTATATAAGGTAGATTCCATGACAATATCTTTAAGCAACCAACGTTGAATATTTCGACCAATAGAAGTCTTCTCTAGATAACATTCACCATCAAGCACTCGATGGGCAGTAGATAAAAGTTGAGCCGATTCAACCACCATCTTGACAACATGTTTATCACACATCATCTGTGCTGACTCATTAGGATCATTAGATAGTGCGAAAATATTCATCCGTTATCCAAAATATAATTGTAAATTTCTTCCCAATTCTTTAAGATTGGAAAGTCTAGTTTCTCATTCATATTAAATGCGTGTTCTACCAAGATAGGTTTCATACCAACTTTAGCACCAGCTACTGCATTAGATACCTTATCTTCAATCCAATAATAACTGGGACCATCGGCATATAACTCTTGCAGACAATCGTCTTTATCAGCACCAGTATCAAGACAAACAACCCGACGAAAAACATTCTCGCCGAAAATCTTATCTAAATTCCGTTCACGCAACTTAGCCGCATACTTACTCTTGCTAAGGCTAGTGACTACATCGAACACATACCCGTGTTTTTCATGAAGCAATTTAACATAATAAGCTGCGTCACGTAGTGCTGGTAGAAAGCCGATGGCAGCCGATTGATTAAACTCTTTTACTAAAGCTCGGCCCTTATCCGTTGTAATACCATACCGATTACCAATATGATATTCATCTTCAGTGCCAGGCAACTTGTAGAAACCCTTTTCATTTATCCAGCAATCAAAAGCGTACTCCCAATTTAGAAGTACGCCATCACAATCTGCTACAATCTTTTTTTCCATATTCTTACATATTCCTCACGGAAAATCCAGCAACCAACGCCATAACCATCAAGACACCGAAGACATAAAGTTCAAACATTGATTTTTCTTTCACTGTTTCATTATACACATTATAGCAAACATCAAGGGGCTTGTCAACCCCTATTTTCAGTATGTTATTTATGCCTTGGGCATCGGCTGCGTGATATCTCCCAAGACACAAGAGACCTGAGCATATGGATACTCTCGTTGAATGTTAGGGACAACTTCGCGGCATTGTTCCATTGTTGTTATCCCATATAGCTCTTTGGCATCTAGAGTCATCTCGACTCCGGTGAATATAATAATGATTAGAATCTTTGTCATCCCGCCTCCATCCGCCGATCGTATAGATCCATCCGCCAGGCCGTTCTCGCCGCCATCGGGCTAACATATCCCTTAGCGTTCAGGATGGTCAAAGGAGCTTCCCCCATGTCGCTACGAGCAAAATACTCATCAGGAGTAAAATTCGCTTTCAGAAACTTGATGAAAGAAGCTTTACCGCCCCGCTTGAAACGAGCAACGAACTTTCTCTCGTTACGGAAGTGACAGGTGCCTGGACCACCATGATTGTAGAAAACGTACTCACCGCAGTCTTCAAATTTGCTAGGAATAAACATTTTCATGTCTCTTTCTCTGTTTCAGTATAGTTATTATAGCAAACAACAAAGGGTTTGTCAAGCGAAATTATCGATATACACACCAATTTTATTAGAGGTGGCGTAATCAGTCCGAATCTCGTTCGGTCGGAAGAGCGTATAGCCGTCTTGATCATCAAAGTTGACCTCAATCATACCATTATCATGAATCGAAGTAACTTCACCTAGACTGAGAGGACTATACCCACCCCAGTTTCCAATCATCTTGGTACCGATTTCAATGTTCATCATGTCTCTCTCTTTCATCATCTCTTCAGTATAGTTATTATAGCAAATAACAAAGGGTTTGTCAAGCACTATCTTCAGTAATCTTCGGAATATAAATCATATCAGATTCGAAGAGATAATTATCGAACTTAGTCTTCGCAGACTCATCTACAAATCGCACAGAAACAAGAATGCGATTCATGGGCAGGGTCTTAGTCTTGCGAATGGTGAAATTGAAATCTTCGATAAGCATCAGTACATTGCTATTGAAAGTAGGGGCATCTAACGTGTAGCTGGCTGGAACGGTCATAGTGCTGATCTCTTTCGCTGTTTCAGTATAGTTATTATAGCAAAGAACGAAGGAAGAGTCAATAGTTTATTTCAATTTTTTTAATTTAATTCCTTGTCGATTCCAAGTCAACCATCTCATAGGAAAAAGCCTGAGATACCAAGATATCTCTCGAAAGACACCGTCTGACCAATATTCCAACACTGTGTTAGGATATCGCCCAATTCGAACTATCCCTACACATGCTGGATATGTCAGTCGTCTCCAATCAACAACGTTCTTATTGTAGATCATAGAGATCCAGCGGATATTCGATTTCATATTTCTCAATAACCAAATTAGCTAATAGATCATCACACATCTTTTTTACCAGGATACGAGACTCTTTGGTGTCTTCATCCATCGTCACTATAATATATTTCCCGACAAGAATGTCTTTGATACCTTTATATCCCATAGACTCTAAGGCATTCATTACAGCAGTTCCCTGAGAGTCTTTCACACCATCACGTAAAAGCACTTTAATACCAACTTTCATCACCCGACCTTTTCAAACGTTTCAGCATTTTCTGTGTCGTAATAAGTATGATACCAATGGTCTAGAAATCTCTTATATCGACTGATATTAACTAAATCGGCTGTGCTATAAGCACCAGACAAGACATCATAAAAATTCTTATCATTGGCATTATACGTGACTTGATCGTAATCAGCTCGGCCGAATGTCACCACCTGTTTGCCATGTAAGATTGCTTCTAATCCTACACCACTGTTAACCGTCACCACCATCTTAGCGTTCTCTATCAAGTCATGAATGCTATAATCATCCACCCAAATATGAGGATATCGTTTAGCAACCTCTTTAATAGAAGCCATAGAACCTGGATTGACTGGATGCCCCTTAATGACAACATGTTTACCCGTGCCTGATGCCCATTTCAAAACACACTCTAAAGTTTCTTCTACTGAGATAGGGCTATGATATTTGATAGTTTCATCATGTGGGATTTGACAAGGAAAGAAAACATAATCGTATAGACGACGTTTATGACCATCATTCTGTACATAGTTTAATAATAAAGGTTTCCTTTCTGGCTGGTCGAACTTAGAAGTGTTGCTCTGAATCCTTTTAGCCATAGAATCATAAATTTCTGGTTTGTGTTTTTCTGAACTGTTAAAATCTCTTAATGGATACGATTTAGCAGTAGCACCCCAGCCGTATGGGTCGATAGAAAAAATGGTAGGGATTACCATTTGCATATAATAACGAATACGATCATCAAGTAACCAGTTTTCACGCATCTTATGTGGGATATAAATCATATCAGCATCGGGACTATTTTCTTTAACACGTTCTGATGTGATTTGCCAAAGAGGTAATTCATAAATTTTAGTCTGATCTCCCTTACCAATATGTGCTACATTCAGCATTTCAATAAAGTTCAACCAATGTTTCCTGATAGGTGCAATGGGTCCTCGTTCCTTTGGCACTGGGCCTTCTTTAAACATCACATCCATTCTAGGCATATAGATATCAACTTGCACGATCACGCTCCTCTAGATAATTTGTTTGTGTTTTTCGTGAACCTTTGCCAGTCCAGATAACACCATCTTCTGTGAATTCCCAGTCAATATACTTCTGTGGCATCTCCTTAAAACGTAAACCTAAATTGTTTGTTCGAAAGTGTTCATGTACTTCCCATAAAGATACTTGATCAACAAACCAAACTAACCCGTAATGTTCTATCTGTCTCTTTACAAACTCCATGAATATTCTTGCTTTTTGTGTTAAGTATACTGCACCAGCACCGACGTGAGTACCAGTGTTCTCCCAACCAACAGTGCCTGGTAAAGGATCTCTCAAATATAGAGAGTAATCCGCATCAGCAAAATCATCCCATTCAATGGGTTTACGCAAGAAACAATCAATATCTGTAATTAATATTGCTTCTGCATTTAGTAGTATTTCAGATGCTTTGATAAATCGATTACAAGCATAGAATGTTCTATCTGTTATATTAGATTTAGTATATGTGATCTTATAAGTATCATCATCGTGTGTCATACGAAGTAGATTTAAAGATTTGATTGCTTTTCCAGATAACAATAGTAAATCGCTATCTGGATTAATGATATCTACCCATGGGAACACCCCTTGATTGATAGCACTATTGATAAACTGAACACCATGCTCAACAAAATACTTTTCATCACAACTAGCGAATAAATACCTCATAGATTATCCATCCAGTACTTAATCATCTCATCAAGCATAGTATTAAAAGTATAAGTAGGCTCCCAATTAAGAACTTTACGAGTGTTGCTTGAATCACCACAAAGATACTTCAATTCTTCAGGCCGCATATACTTTGGGTTTTGAACTACGTAATCTTTATAATTCATATCCAAACTAGAAAACACATAATCACACATCTCTCTTACGGAATATGATTTCCCTGTAGCAACAACCCAATCATCAGCTACATCGTGATTAACGATCTTATGCATAGCACGGACATAATCATAACTGTGTCCCCAATCACGACTACTATCCATATTACCCATCTCTAACGTATCCATATATCCCATAGAAATCATTACAGCATTCTTCACAACCTTGTTAGTTACAAAGTTTGTACCCCTACGAGGCGATTCGTGATTGAATAGAACCCCGTTTGAAGTCTGTAGTTTGTATGCGTGGCGATAGTGTCGGGTAAGATTGTATCCCAAAACTTTAGCACAACCATATGGACTAACTGGATTCATAGGTGTAGTTAGTCGTTGAAATCCATCATCATCCACAGTATTACCAAACATTTCACTAGACGATGCTTGATAGAACTTAGCTTCAGGTACTACGTTCTTATATACTTCTAGCATATTAAGAACACCCAGAGCGTTTGTTTTAAGAGTAAATGATGGGATATCACTACTAATTCGTACTTGACTCATTGCGGCCAGATTATAGATTTCGTCTGGCTTAACTTCATTCATAATTTTATACAAAGAATGCTCATCAAGGAGATCTCCATAATGAGTAGTAATCTTATCATTAGTGTCTAATAGTCTTGCGCTTTGGTTTTCTGCTACACTATGCCGTCTAACGACACCATGAACTTCATATCCCAACTCTAGTAGATATTCAGTTAGATAGCTACCATCTTGACCACTGATACCTGTTATTAGAGCCACTTTCGTTTTTGCCATTTAGAAACCTCGCTTTCGATACATCAGGATAATTACGCCAATCACCACTATCTTCGTTCTCTTCTGGTATCTGATCCATTAAAATAATACCACGGGCTGCGTCTTCTGGTGACATATAATAATGCCACCCCATATACTCGAAAGGGTCTTCATCGTATTTACCATCTAAATCCCTTCCATCATACCTTACCTTCTTAATATACTCGTAATCGCCCTCTGAGTCAAGTAAAATCATACCTCCTTTGCCAATTGGTACTCTTTTTTTCAATTGAAACGATACGATATGATAACCACCCGTATACATCCCTTTTGTCCAGCGAGTAGCTCCATCCCATACGTTATATGGCTTTAGCTGATACATCCCAGACCATTCACGTTCTTCAAATTGTAGATTGAACCCAGCCTGTAAGATTTGCATAGGTATTGAAACATATGTGTGATTAGGGATAGTAATGTCTGCTAATGATTTATTGTGTCTGTTTCTTTTTAAACACTGTAGAGCCAGAAAGATACCATGAGAACAGCAGTCAACAGCAACGGCATATCGACTACCAGCAAACTTTGCCACCTTCTTCTCAAACATATCAACAACGTCTCTAGGGTCTTTCCAATCATATCCTAACTCCCTAACTTGATCCAATTCTGGTCTTTGGAATTCTTTGGGCAGCCGACCAATCGGCCATGAACTATACTCAGTCATTGATTTTTTCCATTACGAATTCGTATCCATGCAAGATGATTTTAGGCCTAAATTCTGGTGTATAAGTAGATCGAATAATATTCTTTAGATGCTCCTCAGAACAGTCTAATGGTATTACTTGTAAATCATCAATTTGTCTCATTTTATTAGCTTTCCCATTCCATATGTAGTTCTCATTTTGATCTAGTTTCATAGTGATATATTCTGTTTCATCCAATCCCATACAGAAATCGGAAAACAACTTTAGTAGATTCTCTTCAGTTTTCACCCATAAAGTATCAACATTATCACTACTATCTATATCAAAAAATCTAACGTCTAATATGCGTCCATTATCTATTTCAGTCGTCATTAGATGTGCTGTAACACCGAAGTTTGTTTTATTATGATGTAGAGCGAGGTTCACACTTCCCCGCCCTGGATACTCTGGAGGTCCAGTATGGAAATTTATTGCTCCTACGTTAACACTATCAATTTCTTCTCTAGATAAAATGTTATATGTTCTATAACAAATTATATAATCAGGACGAGAATAATCATTATTTACTAATTCGTGTCCGTAAGATCTAAGGATGTCTCTTGTCTTTTGATTATTAGTATGTAGTATTATTTTCAAGATATGCATACTCCAGATTATTAAACTCTTGTACAAAATATTCTACTGTATCCCAATCACTTTTACTGACCATACTATTGGGATCATATTTTAGAATATAGAACTTTGAGTTAGGATTGAAATAAGCGGCTGATAAGGTATATGTTGTAAACGATGATACTACTTTGTTTTTTCCAGTAGCAAGTGCCAACCAATCGTTTACCGATGTTTCATTATCACTCAATTTCCAGTTAGTATTTGTACTAACCAAAGATTTACAAAATGAATTGTCATCACCTATAATGTAACCACATTGTGATGAGTCAAAATTACCTATATATTCTATATATTCTTTTCTAGAAATGAGTTGCCTATCTTTAGTCCTTGTATGTAATACATATTCTTTACTAAACGGTACAAAAGATTGAGATCTGAGTTTCAATAGATCTACAATTGTTTCTCTGTACTTAACCATATTCACAGCCGATTTCATATTAAAACAATTAAATTTATGTGTTCCTATTCTATTTTTGATTGTAGGGAAAGTCTTGTAATCAAACAACGAAGACACGAAGTCTAAATCTACTGTATGATTACCAGGATTTGTATAAAACCAATCATCATAATTACCGAAATTAAGGGTAATCTCAAGTTCTGCATCTGTTAAACCTTTATCCAATAAATCAGCATAAACATTAACAAATTGCAGAACTTGAGTACCAAGTCCACCTCTTATATTATAGTGATGCATTACTCTAAGAAGACCTTATCCATCTCTACACCTAGATATGGGCCTGTCTTATATTCATATACCTTAGCATCTTCAAGAATGGTATACGTATGACCGCCCTCGAATGTCAAAGAAATATCACCAACCTCTAGCTCATATTCACCTAGCAAACTATCATCTAGATCGTAAAAATGTGCTTTAACACGACCTTCTAGTATACACCAAGACTCTTGTGCAATAACTTCAGGCTCTGGTGCTTCTTTCCAAATATGCTTGTGAGGACGAAACGTCTTACCCGCTTCGAGTTTTAGTGCGGATACTTGAATGAACTGTTCCTCTGGTGCTACGTCTTCTCGCGTAGCTGCTAGGTCATCCTTATAGTAAATCATATGTAACAACTTATTTTCTACGATATTCGAATATAATTTCAACATCTTTCACTCCAATGGTAGGTCTAATCTAATACTTCCATGAATAGCATTTCTAACATTTTCTACTGATGCATCTCCTCGACAATGAAATCCTGCTACATTAGCAATTACTAAGGTGTCTTCATCTACTTCTACGGGTTCTAACATATACCCCATATCAGCTAATTCTTCTTCACTTACTCTAAACGAACCTTCTGAATGATCTTTGCCTCTCCATTCTTCATAATTTTTTTCACACACATCTACACTTTGTTTATAGTACCACATCTGTAGTGCTTCGTTTGCATAACAACTATTTTTGACATAACATAGTGGGCCATCTTCTTTAGTAACTTTTGCAGGAAACCACCAATACTTGATAGCGGAGAAATAAGTATCTAGATGAATCAATTTCTGGTGGTCTTTTTCAAAGGGTTTGTTGTTTACTCTTTGAGCGAAAGTGTTGTCTCGGTATTTCTTCTCTACTTCTTTTTCATTACCACCGATTAAATCCCAAATAACAGGGAAGATTAATTCAGATAGTTTATGTAGTAGTCGGCCCTTACTTCTATTCTTAGCTATAATATTGTCATCGTTTTTAGATACACCAAGAGGGTATGCTTCGAATTCTTCACCGACCCGTCTACTATCGACTTGGGAACCGACGAAGTTTTTATAGATCACAATACCATTCTTAAAGTATTCTTCTTGTACGTCTGAACGAATAGCTTTCTTATCATAATATTTACACTGACTCAATCGTTCAAAATGTTTAACTTCTGCTTGTAACTTACGATATAGATGGAGTCCTTTCTTAGCCTTAATAACATCATTTAACGGTGCTTTATCTAAGTTTTTATAAGAACTATTATAAATCTTTTCCATCGGGGTCATGCCACTTCTCCACTCTCGATTTGAAATACTTACCATTTATATTATCATTTATATAATCAGAAGACTCTAAAACATTTCGTTGGAATTGAATTTTAACTTCAGTATAATTCATCTCGCCTTTAGTTTTATGTAAAGATAGTATTTCTCTTTTAAAATGCTCTACGCCCAACTCTTTGATTAAAGCTTTTAGTACTTCACTTGAACCATAGTACTTGCGCCAATCACTCTCTATTCTAGATCGTCGTTTAGCTCCTGGTTTCTTTCTCATAAACCAAAACGTTTTACGACCTATGTACTTCCTACCACTATCAAGACAAGTTATACAATACACCATTCCGTGGTGTTTGTCAACCAAATTCTCATTAAATATTTCACCCTGATAAATCCAAGGGTTAGTATACATTTATTGTTCTTTTTCCCATTCAATATCTTCGTCTGGCCAATCTTCAGATTCTTTGTTAGTCACATCTTCTCCACAGAAGGGGCAGAATTCAATCTCTGCCTCTTCTGTATGCATAATATCAAACTCGACATCACACAATCTACATTCAATAGTCTCTACGGTCATATAACTTTCTCCTTATAAAATCTCACATCCACCAGCGGTGCAATTTAATTCTTGACTGGCCGTTGTAGTATCAGAGAATTCATAGTTTTTAAGTAAATCCCATGAAACTTCTGTAGGCATCATATCAGACATAGCATCATAGTCTTCTTTACTACAGTCTTGATACGGTGCTTGTCTATATATATGATCGCTGAAAGGAAGGAAAGAAACACCCGACATATAATCAAAATTATCATAACACCAAGAACCTACACGCAACCATTCGTCTTCCTTCACAGAAATTGTAACAGAAGGCTTGTGCTCACACCAATGATCTTGATAAACTTTCCATAATTCTAATTGTTCAATTGCAGTCATATCACTACGAAAAATAGCATTCTCTGGAGACTTCATAGGGAAAGAAAAGATAGCAGTGTGGTCTGGTTTAGTGACATCATCTTCACAAGGGAAACCCATATCACGCATCATCATCGTAAGAGGGTCTTTTTTATCTCCACGAACCGTTCGTATGTAATAAGGATTATGTCGTGCATGAATGCCACTGGCAGCATCAACAAGTTGACTAACAGTGCCAGAAGGCTTGACACAAGTAACCGAAACCGATTGTGGGATCCCAATCTTTTCAGCCCACTCTTTATTTGTTTTAATAGCAACATTTTTTAGAATCTCCAAAACTTCTCTAGTCTTGACATATCCCCGCAAACTATCATTACGCCAAGCCTCATCAGATTTACCATTCGTTAATACATTATCCATAATACCAGTCAATGATACGCCTAACAGACGTTCCTCCGCACAATTCTCTCTCCATTTCTTAGACAGATAACGAAAATTAGTAAGAGTAGATTGATATGTACCTAGAATAGTAGCAAGACGAACCTTCCGTATTAATGCTTCTAGATTATCACTCTCACGAATAACAACTTCGCTTAGATTGCAGAATTCACGATCACGAAGAATAATCTCAGAACACGGGTTGGTTCCAAACTCATGATCTACACTTCGGCGACCTGTTTTTTCAACTTGTTTCTTAGCAGATGCACGATTGAATAGACCACGCTCACCCGACTTCGAATCATACAGAGCCTTCCATTCATCCATAAAGATACCAATGTCTGGACGTTCTGTATAACAAGCTGAATTGTTTGATAGTGCTCTTTGTGGATTGTGTTCCCACCATTGACCAGATTTAGCATCACGCATACGGTCATCATTTAAATTAGATAATGAAATGAGTGCTGAACGACGTACACCACCGACCACTACAATTTCAGCAATCTTACATACAATATCATGACATTCTAATGAAGTCAATTTACGACCATGAGCGTTCTTGAAAATATTAACTACGAAGTGAAACAGATCTACTAAAGGTTCTGGACCAGACGCTCTACCACCAAAGGTCTTCAGCACTTCACCAGCAGCCCGAACTTTAGATACATCCCAGCTAGGGACTTGGCCTTGATACAATAGCGCCATAAGTTCTTTTAATGATTTCGCCCAACCAATTTTGGAATCAGACACATTAATTACAATATCAGTATCATAGAAATCTTCTGCAATAATAGGCAACTTAGAAACGTGTTGTCTTTCTACTGAGAAGCCCACACCAGTACCATTCATAAGAATGTATAGAAGTTCGTCGAATGCTTGGACACGATCAATTGCTAGATAAGAACAATTATAACCAGCAACATTTTCTTTCTTTAGTGCTGGTCCAGCAGACATTAAACAGCGCATAGAAGGCATTACTTCTTGATTTAGAACAGCATTTTCTAGTTCTTCTCGTTCTTCTTTAGTAATTGTGTAATCATGTTTTTCTTTGAGGTCTTCTACGAAAAAGTCAAAGTATCGTGCAACAGTTTCTGGATAAGTTTCTCTTCGATTTTCATCCCAGATATAGCGGGAATATCTACTTAAATGAATAAACTGTTGATACTCTGTTGGCAGATGATTACTATTACTCATTTATTTTTTTCCTGACCTTCTACAACTGAAAATACCGAAGGGAATTCTTTACTTAGGATTTCCCAACAACTATCTGCGATTAAACGATGTTCTTTTTGTGTGCCATTATCTCGCCTTAAACTACAATAATGTATCCAAGACCTCAAGGATCCTTTCATATACATACGTGATTTGGTAAGACCTTCTGGCAGAATCTTTCTAGCAACCTCTTTAGCAATACCCATATTAAGGGCGTGTTTGTAGTGCTTCTTAGCTAAGATCAATACGTCTGTTTGCATATTTTCCCAAACATCTCTTAGTTCTTTATCTACCGTCTCTAAACTATTCTGTCTGTTTTTAGTATCTTGTAATCGTGCTTCTCCTCGGACGAAATCGAATGCTTCTGCATAGCGTTGACTAAACTCCTGAAAACTAAATGAACGATGCCTCAGAATTTGTCGGCCAATATCTCTAGTACATTCAATTTCAATAGTAGCATCTACCATTTCAAAGATGGACCAATGTGAATTACGAATGCAATATTTTAATAATTTATCACCCGTCTCTTTATTGTTCTGATTGGTTGGATTAGATACTCTAGCACAATAAGCAATCAGTTCTTCTGGTGTCTCTAGTCCATCGTCAACGGGTTTTGTGACGGACTTTAACTTAGTACTAAATTCATTAGACGCATTCATATTCTATTTCACCTTTTGTTTCGGGGTTTCTTTTATTAGATTTTATCTTTTAACATTTTCTCCATTCGCTAAATGCATTTTGAGCTTTTAAGCCTGAGTATGAGTTACTATATATAATCTTCTGAACATCGTATCCTATCTTAACCATATCGTTAACATCTTTGCCGTATATACTACTTTTCCAAATACACAAAGTCTTGCCGTTTTTTATCATACGTTCCATCAACCTACATAGTTGATTATTTCTTGGTTGATTATCAAAAACATATATGGTGTTATCAGGTAAAATCTTTGTTGCTTTTTTCATATCACTACCACTAACGGCCACACAATTAGGTAGAAATAAACTATCAATCGGCCCTTCTACACATATAATTTGTTTTTTAAAATCTACACGTTCATGACCAAATAGCATAGGTTCACTATCATCTAATCGAATAGTCATATAACGTAACTTATTATTATCCATTGCTCTCATAGTAAAACCAATAGACTTACCTTCTCTATTATAGAACGGCAATACTAATCTTTGTTCATTAGTTTTGATTCTACCTTCGTATTGTTCTAGTACTTCTGTTATTCGGGAGATGTCTTCGATATGATACACATACTTAAACTTATTTTTTGGGATCTTTCGGCTCATACAGTACACTACACTGGGATGGTTTTCGTCCAATTCAGCAACACATTTAATAAATGATGGTAGTTCTGTAAAAGACTTAGGTTCAAATTTGGGAGCGAAATCGAAACTATTCTTCAATTTCTTTTCTATATTTTTATTGCCAAATTTTTCTAATGAGTATTGCCGATATAGCGTAGTATCGAGTTTTTCTATCAGCTTACTAAAACCAATGGTCACACTACAGTTATGACATTTCATGACTAGACCAGTTTTAGATGTATAGAAATACCCTCTTGCTTTGCTTTTGTTTTTAGAACTATCCCCACACATCGGACAACGGAAATTAGCCAAGAATGGATTATGACTCTTGACTTTGTATCGGTCTAATTTTGATGAAAGCAAATTGGCGTATTTCGTATCAACCCAAAGCATTCTCTTCTCCCATTTAAGCTTAGATTATATAGCAAAAAGTAGGACATGTCAAGAGATAATTTAATTTAATTTTTTACTTGACATAGGGGTTGACAAGTGGTATTATTACTATGTAGTCAGAGTATAGAGTATATTAAGTGTTATTAGAACATTGAATCAAAGGGTATCTTAGAGAGCAGAAAGCCTAAAGCTACTGCACCACCCATTACAAGATATCTCCATTTCTCTAAAGCATCTACTCGTTTAGACATTTCAGAAGCATGAATTCTTTGTAATTTCTGTAACTCTTTAATTTCATCTAGTATGGTATGATAGTGGCCATTGAATTCTTCATGTAGTTCATCTTTCATATCATCGATACGTTTATGAACTATTTCAATAGATTTCCCATGGGTTTCTAGTTTAGATTCTTGAACTGCTATTATTTTATCAAATTTATTCATTACGTCGGTAATCTTTGCAATAGTTGTGTCGTACTTTTCCAGCATCTGTTGAAAGGAAATTATATCCTTTTGAAGAATTTTAACGTTAGTATCTAGAGTTTCCATGATTATTTGATATCAAACTTACTTGAACTTTTACTAGATCTACTTGATCTTCGTGGCCGTTTAGTTTTGGTATCACCTATAGTGGTATCAGTTCTTGTTTTATTATTAAATCCAGACATATTGGATCCCGTAGTAGTTGTTTGTTTTATTCTCATAATAGGGCTAACACTATCTTTTCCGCCACTACTCACACTATTTACATATAGACCAAACCATGCTGCACCAGCACCGACTACAACTGATACTAGACCAGCCTGATTCATATTAGGATCCGGTATAGCCATAAACCACTCAACTACACGCCAGAGTAAATATATATACATTGTAATAAAAGCTCTAGGGAATAAACGCCATCTACTGAAATATTCAGGAGCGTGCCACCACCAATCAACTTTAGTCTTTGGTGTGTTCTTATTTAATTCTTCATTGTCCATCACTATTTATACTCTATACTATTTTAATGAATGGTTATACCCACATAGATTGGCTTTAATATTTCATCCCATGGTATATTATAATCTTTTGGTAAATCAGTTTCATTAAGAATATTTGTAAGGGATTCTATATCGGCTACAATACTAGCACATTCTATCATAAACTGTCTTCGTATATGTCTTCTTCTATCGTTATCGTACATTTATTTACTTCTTTGTAACCACTTCTGTCTCTGGTTCGTAATATTGTTTATATGCTTTAATAACAGCATTTTGTTGAACAATAAATCTTCTCATATCAGCAATACTAAGGCTTAAAGCTTTATATCCATCATCAGTTAAAGCAAAGAAAACCATGTCTTGATCTTTTTTTTCTATTTCACTAAAAATTTCTTCCATATTATCTTTTGTTATGATAGAAAACTCTACAGATTTACTCTGTACTGGTCTCGGCTTCTGTATGACTAGAGTAGGTCTTTCGACGATCATTGGTTTGATTGTTAATATTTCTTTTACTTGAGCGCAACCCATAAGTAAACTAACAGTTAATATTGCTAATAGAATCTTCATTTGATACTACTTCTAATAACAGTTTTATGGAGATCGTCTAACATTTCTTCTTTTAACAAACTAGTTGAACTGGAACTTTTTGTGTATACACCAGGAACTAACTCAGGGCATTGACTGTTAGTTTCATCGGCTAAAGGTATTGCGCCAGTTACTAGTTCATTACATCTAAGAGCATCTTTTGTAGCACGATTAATTTTCTTGGCCCATTTCTTTGGATCAATTTTTGCTTCTTTGCCAATATCTCTTGCTCGGCCATCAATATCTGCATCGAATTTGTTGTTTAATGTTGTAACTCTAGTTTCTGCTTTTTGCATTTTTTCGTTGAGGTCATTTGAAATGGTTTGTATAAGTTTGATATCTTTCTGTAGTTTCTCCATAGTAATAACTTGTTCATTAACTACATCCATAGCCCTCTCAGTTCGTAATGAAGCCGCATCTAATTCTGCTCTTAAACTTTGAACATAGAACCACCCACCAGCAATAGAACTTAGTAGTCCAAATACTAAAACGACTTTAAAGGCAATTCCACTAAGCATGATACTATCCTAACAAAACGTCTAAGTTATGAATATATCTTTCTTTTCTATCTTCTAAGCCGTGAGTACCACCATTGATACGTTTCGTCATGGCTGTATTATCTCTTTCGTCTGCTAGATCGTTTAATCCATTATTTTCCCAGAACCAAGCGGCACTTTCTACAGCGCCTGTAAAGGTTTCTAAATATTCTACAGCCTCATCAATATCCATGTCAGTATCTTCAGAAAACTGTGAATAATTGTTATGGCCAGTAAGCTGTATAGCGCCACGACCACGATATCTCCAACCATCGCCGGATTCTTCATCACCATTCCCCATACGATTTCTATACGCTCTATTAGCAATTTTTTCTGGTTGTCTATGATATTCTTCCGCATTTTCGTCATTAAAATGTCTCGACCAAACACGTTTTAAAGCGTCGGAGGAGTAATTTAAATTCTCTTTCAGTGTGTTGAAATTGTTACTCTCATGTCCACATTGTGCTAAGAATGCGGCTAATCTATCTTCAGTAGTAATATCATACCTAGGACATACATCAAGAATAGCCTCATAGAGATCATCAATTCGCTTACACTTAGGAAGCATTTCTTCTAGTTGATCTATAGTAAATTCAAAGTCCATTTTATATTACCTTCCAAATACACTTAATACTTTAGTTTTAATCCAGGTAAGCAGATCACTTACCCATACTGGTTGTTTGATTAAATTCCAACCGACTAGTAGACCAATTACTAACCAAACCCAGTCTACTTGTAATGTCAACCATGCGACTACTTGAGTGAATACTTCGGTAAGCATTTCTTTTTCCTTTAATCGTTTCTTTACGCTGTTCTAATAGACGAAAACGTTTTTCGTCCTATTGTATTTGCTTCTTCTTTATTTTTTTTCTTATATCTTGCTATAACTTTTTTTCTGATTGGAGGATCTTCACCAGGGCCTGCTCCAGCAATATTACCTCCAGCAACAGCGTTAGCTGGTGCATCTTCTGTTAATACTAAACTTTCGATGAGTTTTTTATTATTATGCCTAAAGCTTCGGAATTCGTCTTCTGTGACAAAGTGTCTTCTTTTATTTTTAGTTTTCTCGCTTTCTTTTAATAATAACAAAGCAGCCGCAAACGTAGTCATTTTACCTTCTACGCCTGTAAGTTTGGCCAATAGTCTTTTCAAATTGAATATTAATTTATCATAATAAGTCATTGCGTTCTTCTCGTTTTTAGAAGAAGCCTTCTTTAAAGTTTTGCCTTTTTCATCGATAAGACCTAATTTATAAGCTGAAGTCTCTTTGAAAGGTGTAGACAAACGTTTAACGAATGAGTACACTAAGAATAGGTCCATACCGGGTTGTGCCATTTTATATCTTTCTTAATTTATCGACAACATACGAATTCATTTTGATATCTGAAGTATATATAATATTATTATTTTCGTCTAAAACAGTTTTTGGTAATCTATTTAATAACAAAAGAAATGGTACTATATACTCCAAGTGTTTCTTTAATTTATAAAATAATAATCTAGTACAGGTACTATTGTCAAAAGTATTATATAAGATAACTAAATGATTAAGTATAAGTCGTTCTTTTAACTCTCCATTTATAGTATAGCGACGGATAAGACGTTTAATATATCGAATTCTATTAAAATCTTCATTGAACTCTTCCATGCTGGCACAATTTGGATTTGCGTAACCTTTAGCAGCATATAGTTCTACATTCAATTCCGTAAGTATCATCATGTAATAAGGGTAGTAAGGGGTCTAGATTGCTCTAGAACCCCTAAACCTTGTTGATAATTCATTGATAGAATATAATTCATTTTTACCCCTTATTAGAATACAGATAGTGCCACTCTTTTAATTACTGTGTTAGATACTGCAATATAAAGATAGTTAGTATCCCAAAATAAAGTACCATCATGTGGTCTATCAGTGACGGGAGTACCTAGTTGTGTAGTAGCATTATTATTACTCGGTGTTTTAGTAGTTTTAATAGTTAATCTATCACTAGCAACTACCGCCTGTGTTAAAGTAGCAGTGCCTGTTACTACTACGTTAGAAGTGAAGTTGACATTACTACCAGTAAACGATCCATTGGCCGTTACCGTCAAATCACCTGTAATCGAAGTGTTTGACGGTAACGCACCAAGAAAAGTCTTGACAGTAATAGACTTACTTACTGGAGTTCCATTAGGATCATCTACTAAGAGAAGAAGGTCTTCATCATTAGGAGATGTCAATGCTGTAAGTTGTGTTACCTTCTTATCTGCCATTACTTATTCCTTATACACCGTTAGGACTGACTTGGAAAGTAGTAATTCTACTACCAACCCCGTCTAGTAGATTGTTGGCCACAGCACCAGTAATCGTTAGATTCGCTGAACAAATTGTGTTAATTTCAGGATTGTATACAGGATTACCAGTACCACCAATAATTTGACCAGCAATTTGATATGTACCTTTAGCTGAACCAGTACCACCTTGTAATGGAGCAATAGTGAAGATTAGTGTGTTATTAGCACCAATTCCAGTATTACCAGCCGCACCTTGAGTGACTATATGAGCATTAGCAGTATTACCACCTACTGTATTAGCTACAACGAGATGAATAAGATTACTAGATGCTTTAACTTTAATAGGTGAGTTGAATATAACGTAAAGATTACTTGATACGTTGGCTGAAATAACACCATTTGCATTTAGTTTAACATACATCTGTGCAATATCTGGGAAATGTAGATACGCATTAGAAGTATAGTAGAAGCCTGAACCAGGTGCGGCCGCAACGAGAACTTCTTCTTGTTTACGAGCACCTTTCCAAACACGACGAACCCAGCCTTGAGTCGTAGAAATAACGTTACGTTTAGAAGCCATATTACCGGCTTCATAGAACGGCTGATAGCCTGCTTTCATACCTGCTACTGTATTAGCACCCTTAACGACTTGGGTACCTTCTTTTCTAAAATCCCAACTTGACATTAATGTCTCCTTTTCTCTTTTCGGATTTTAACCACTTATCCTACTCGGCATAATCAAAATATTTGTTTTCTTAGTGATTATTCATCCATCTCTTTGCAGCGGCCTCACTGGATGATTTATATACTTGTTTAATACCAAGAGATACTGACCACGAATCTCCTTGACGTACTAATTCATATTTATCTTTTTTTACTACCACTGGTGCAACTACAGCTACTCGAACTGGTGGTGCAACTGTAGTTACTAATGGGACACTATCAATATCTGCAATAACTACAGAAGCTGAATTGAAAGAGACTTGTGCTGAAAGAACTTGTTCTACTAGTTTTGATTTAGACAATCTTCGATCTAATTCAACACCAAAAGTCCTACCATAATCCTCTAGTGCTCTTTTATCCAATAAATGTAATTCATCTTTTGTCATTTGTATATTCCTTAATCTAAATCTAATGGATTCTTTTTCTTTTCAATCTGCCCTTTTAAAGCCATCTTAAAATGCCTTTCGCTTTTATAAGCACTTTTCATTAAAGCTTCGCGATCCGCGGGCTTTTCTTTTTGTAATCTGTTTAATAGATTTTGAGCATCTTTCTGTGATATTTTTACTTTCTTACCATCTTTAAATGCAACATCATACTGACCGCGAAGAGAAACTGCTTTGCGTAAAGACATCATAAGATTCTCGTCGCCACCGTCAGGATCTTTCTTCTCATTAACACTTTCAACTTCTTCTGCCATTTTATAATATTTGTTAGAAATTTTATCACGTTCTTGTTGATCTTTGCGTTCTATGCTTCCTGCTTTATCATGTTTTTTATTAATTGCTTCAATCTTCTTAACTTCAGCAGGAGTTCCGTAAGCCTTTGTAAGTTTGAGAGCAAGCAAACCATGTTCATTTTGATCTTCAAGACTGTCACGTTCTTTTTTAGTTACTTTACCTTCATCAAGG